TTTTTTCTACCTGCAATGATGTTATCAGCTTCGATTTTGGCAGAAAAACTCTCTGGTATATTAAGGGAAACTTTTAATTCCTTTATCTCTACCTCATCCTCTTCCGTATCAAGTACATCATCAGAAGTATTTGTTTTATATACATAGATTTTATCGTAATATTCTGAAAGGAAATTTTCAGCTGAAAGAATGTTATCAGTAAATGTAGTATAAAACTGGTCTTCAATAAATCCTGTATATAGATCATAATCATCATACTTATTGTCTCCACTAATGGAAACGATACTTGCTTGTTGAGTTGAAGTCCAATCGTCAACATATGATGATGTTGCCTTAACAAATGTTTCAGCACCTAAATTATAACCTGACATTGAAGCGGAAAGAGCAGTGCCGATCTGACCAGTAAGATATACAATATCCTTATCAAGGATCATTTCATCTGGTTTCTTTACACGTCTTTTTCCTGTAGAAAATATTTCAATTAAAGACTTAATCTCTAGAGGGTAGTCTACTGAAATTTTGCTGGTATTATAACCAAGAGAATCACTAATTGAATATAGTGAATCTAAGTTACATGTTTCAACATCAACAGCACGACGAATAAAGTTATCAATCTTTTCATAGATATCAGAACCAACAGACTCAAAAGACGCAGAAAGCATTAACCATAATGCAGCATTTTCAGGACAACTGTTAATAAGAACCTTTCCATTGGCATCCTTAGGTAATTCATTCTCAACAAGAGCATTAAATCCTGCCTGCCAATCATGATTACGAATATATTCATTCAATTTTTCAGTAACTGAAAAGTCTGAACTATTTCTATCTACTATTTGATTAGAATTTAATAGTGAAAATGCCACTTATATGTTCCTTTAGAATTCTATTGATGTTTGATTATATGCTTCAGATACGACCTTAATTCTACTTTCTAAGTCGTCTAGCAATAATGTAGGGAAATGGAAATCCTCTAATTGGAATTTACCATTTACCAAGCTCACGTCTTGACCACTAATAATAAGCGGGGTCCATGTAGCAAAGGATAACCCATTATAATATTGAATATCATCCGAACCACCAGAAGTTGGCTTGTAAGCTGTTCTAACTTGCTTTACACCGTCAATGGATGATAAGATAGTATAGAGATCATCAATCCTTAGATTCTCTCCTATCTTATTATATAATGGATTAAAGAATTTTTTCAATTCTTTTATAGCTATTGAACGAATTTTTTCCACTGAAATAAATGAATCAATATCCTTATGGATTTCAATCCAGTTTTCAAAATCTGAATCCCAATCATTGATACTATATTTCAAGTTACTATATCCTACTGGGAGACTATCAGATGCATTGAAGTTCAAACAAGGTACAAATACCTTATCAATAGCATCATATAGCGCAGGTTCAGCAGTTAGTGTCTTTCTGGAATTCATAGCATCAAGCAAATATTGTTTATTATAATCGCTATATTTTGCCTTAACCCATATGTAGATATTATTAAAGTCACATGCATCAACATATTCGTAACCATAATTTCTAACTTGAATACTTAATGCATCATAATCCTTTAACCATTTAAAGAATCTTGCCATGTATTCATAGTTGTTCATAACTTTTGCTGAATAGAAATCCTCTGAAAAGACTGAAGAACAAAGTTGCGATAATCATCACGAGATACAAGGTGACCACCAGAACGGAACCAATTTGGTGCCTTTTCCCTAATTTCCTCAACGTCTTCCATTAATGTAAATGGACTAGATTCATTTATATTCTTAAATAGGAGTTTATTTAATTCTATTTGTGTTATGAGACCATCTGCGTCTGTGTTTTGGAATGCATAGAATAATGCATCTGTCGCACCAGCAATGCCTTGTATTAATGCACCATCATCATTGATAGCTTCAACACCGATTTTACCGTCTTCGCCATTACCATCAAGATAAACGACAAATACTTCATCACCTTGTTTAAGTCTCTTACCGTGAATACCATCACCAAACTTAATTGTATATGCTTTATTCTCATCGATTCTTAGTTCAAATTTTTGTGTATCTGGTTTTAAGATACTTGTATTATTACTGAAGATGTTCCCTTCTGGAACAGCTTCATAAAGGTCATACTGAATAGCCCCAGTGGTGGGGTCAGTAGTTTTGACATAAACGTCAATATAAGGGTGAGAAATATATACGATATCATCAGCAACATCACTATCCAGTGGTAATGTATCTAAGACGTATTCTTCAAATGGATCACCATTAGAAATGAATGTACGTTCATAAAGCTTCCAACGACCATTAACTGAGGTAAAGGTATTACTATCTGAGGAATAGTTGATATCATTAACCTGAATATTTCTAATAGGTGAATAATAGATAGTATTACCTCTAGTATCGGTAAGACCAGTATCCATATAAGCATATTTCGAGATTATCTTCTGAGCATCCGTGAATATGGCTGAGGTTTCGTAACCTACTGCATTCTGGAATGAAATCGTTGTTTTACTTGAAAAATGGCCCAATGGGTTATATCCAAGCATCTTAACAATACGGTTTATGTTTTCATATAAGCGAGTATCGTTAAATATTGCTTCAGATGCACCATGATTGACATAGTACATTAAATACTCGAAAGTAACTGAAAATACATCAATAAGTGAAGTCAGGTTAGATGATTCAAATATCTGATCGGTAAAGTTAGTATCATCTGAAAGTTTTTGAACGATTGCATTCTTAATTGAATATGCATCAAATTTCAAAAAATCATTATTAAAATTAGCCATTATTAATCTCCAATTTTCACAAGTTTGCTATACTCCAAATTATATAGGCTTAGTATCGGAGCATCGTAATATACTGTTATGTTATATTGATTATTGTCTGTATCAGGAACAACATCCATTAATTTAATTCGTATTCTGGTATCCCAAGTCTCAATCGCTGATTTAATAGCCGAACCAATTTTCTTTGCAGTTTCAGGAGTAATTGGCTCATAAATAAAATCGATAATAGGATTACCAAACAAAGGATTTAATATACGTTCCCCTCGAAACCAATGAAACATATTATGAATACTTTGACGTACTGCATCAAGATCTTTATAATCCTTAATGTCATAATTGTTCTTATTAATCTCTACAGGAACAGCAATATCCTTTGATTTATAACCTTTTTTGTCGCGCTCTTCACCTAAAAAGCCAACATTAAATTCTAAAGAAGCCATTAATTTATCCTCAGTTCTTTGATATATTTATGGTTATGAAAAAATTATTTTTCAAATAAACTATCACAACATATAATAGTTTATTATGGATTTGGAATACCAGTTGGTGTTGGACAACCGGGACCGGGATTATATGTATGGGTATGAAGAATAAGACTAATATCTGTGGGACCAGCTTTTACATCAACAGTGGCATCAACAGTACCCTCAACACTAGTATCACCAACAATATCAGTATCACTATTAATTGTTGTTCCATCAGCAGTGATTTCTAAAGTACCTTGAATTGTTCTAGTAACATTACCTTCTACTGTTTCATCTAAAGAGCCTTCTACTGTTCTGGTAATATCTCCAGTGATTGATTCAACAATATCACCATCAACGAGAAGATTAACGTTACCTGTAATGTTAAGTTCTACATTTCCCGTACAAGTAATAGAAAGTCTTGTATTATCTTCCTCTTCATCGATTTTTACTTCTACGTTTTCTGTCTTAATCACATGCTGTTTAACGTGTTCAGAGAACCAATTATCTCCACCTTGACTAACAGCAAAAAACACTGGGTCCATATGATCAGCTTCAGTAAAAAATACCCAAACCATTGCACCCACTGCGGGAACACTGTTAATACCAGTACCTACAGCACCTCCAAAGAATGGATATGCAGGTTCAGCCCAAGGAAGATATTTGGGTTTATCTCTATATATTTCTGGATAAACACCGGGAACCCAAATCTTACATCTTCCCTTAAGGTTAGCATCACTTTTATTAGCATCACCTTCCTGATCATCATCGCTGTATTTGTTGAATACAACTTCACCTCTATATATTCCAGCAAATTCTGACATAATTAACTACCAGTGGTCTCCGTGTATTTGTTATTATCAAGCTGTTTCATATTTTCAACTCTACAGCCCCAAATTTCATTATCATATATATTTTTTTTACTTGAAAAATGATGAGTGATTCTTCCGATAAACCACAATCCATAATACTTATATATGTAAGGGTCATTTTTATCTAAATCTAACATCATAAGATCGCCCGATTTTCTGAATATATTTCCTTCAACTAAAAAATTATTTGTATTATTTAACTTAAAGATATCCATAAAAACTAAGTTATCAAAAAACGAAACTGCTAATTTTTCACTTTTGGTGTTTCTAACTCCATTGGGTATAGCGTTTGGAATTTCCTTGAAATCTAATACATATTCCTTCCTAGATGGGCTAGGATAAAACTTCTTTATTCTATTGAGTGGGAATTCTTCAGTAATAAATTCACTAGTATTATAATCAAACCCCCATAGTTTAAAGTTCTTTATACTTTCTATATATTCCTTTAATGTTAATTCCTTTATAGAAGTAATATTTTTTGTTCTAACTAATCTTGAATTAACTTCTGAATCTGTCCCTGCAATAGCAAAGTAATTAAAACTAGCATCGGAATCTGCATCAGCACCTGACTTATATTGTGTTTTAATGTCCCTAATAAACAGTTCGTTTTTTATATGATCATATTGTAAAAAACGAAATCCGTTCTCTATATCTGAAGAATATTTTAATAAATCATTTACGGTTTCGAATAGAGTGGTATTTACACTAGTCATATAATCACCCTTATTTAAACTTTTTTTAAATGAAGGATTGATTGTTATTAATTCATTATTTTTATTAAGAATTTCTCTTAATATTGTTGCATAATCTTTATCTTCATCTATAGAAGAATAAGTTGTGTAATTATTAAAAATATACCAAAATACGCTCTTAAATGTTATTTTGAATATATTTTTATGCTTATCAAAAACTTCAATATCTTCGATAATAAACGTATGAATAAATGATTCAATGGTATTATGACCTTCCATTTTGAGAATTATAACATTCAAAAATGTATATCCATCTGGATTTATATTAGGGATTTGATTTAATGCTGAGTCTTCATAAAGCATTTCACCAACTATTATAGGAGATTCCATACTAGACGTAATGTCTAATAAATGAATAGATTCATTATCGAAATTGATATCATATTTAATATTTCTTTGAGTTGAGCTAAACTTCTCACCTACACGATACGCACCTACAATCTGACGATAACTTTGATTATTAAAAATTACATCGTAAAGTTCAAGATCATCATCATTATTATTTTTATTGATTTCTGCCATTAATTGCTCTCTATTGCATTTAAAATACTATCCACATATTGGTTCTTTATAACTATAATTTCAGTACCAGCTACTGGTGAAGAAATTGGATTATTAATATTATTCATTTTACAAATCAACCACCATAAACGAGTATTTTCATAATACTTATATGCTATGGATAACCATGTATCGGCCTCTTTAACTACATACGTATTATAATACTTTCTATTAATATTTTCTAATCCTGTAAAATTAAATGTACGATTAACATTATATGATAACTGGAAATTACCAATACGTTCATCTTCGTATACATTAAAAATGTTTGACAAATCAGTACTTTTTATTCTTGATATATTTTCATAAT